ATGAGAAGAACTATAACAAGAAGCTCGCAAAGGACTACGCTTCGGCTGGTTGGGACTGGAGAGGAAGAGAGTGGGAGTGCTTACTCTCCCTTTGGACCAGTGAGAGCAGGTTTGATAACTACGCCAAGAACCAGCGAGGATCAAGTGCTTACGGAATTGCTCAACTCCTTAGAGAAACAGATAGCAGAGCTGAGTATCAAATCCTTAGAGGTCTTAAATACATTTCTAAGCGATACCAAACACCTTGTAAAGCACACAAGTTCTTTCTCCAACACCGATACTACTGATAGTATCTAACTCTTGATCGGCTCTCTCCGATCTCCTAGGGACAACCCCTGCCAACCCTTCCTGGTGGGGGTTTTCTAGTTTCTTAAAGACAAAAACCCCTTCGGGATAGGATACCGAAGGGGCTATTGCCAGCACTCAAGCTGGAAGTTCCAGCTCAGTGATAAAAGTATAACAGATTATTTTTTTCTAATCCAGTACTGATCGTTGATAACTAGTGTGTCTAGCTCAGCCTTGTGTCGCTCAGTAAATAGGAGTATGCCAGGGCGAGGTGTCTTAGATGGTGGCAGATGGCGACCCCAAGTGTAATCATCAAAGGCCATAATTCCACCGGACTTTAGTAGAGGCCAGCTAAGTTCTGCATCTAGCAATACGCTAACTGTGGTGTGGTCTGCATCAACATAGATAAAATCATATGAGTCCATAAAGTTATTGCGTTGTCTAATCAGATACTCAACAGTATCACTGACTATAGATACAACAGATAGATTATTAACCTTCTCTTTGTATGTTCTTTCAACATCGCTGAAGTCCATCTCGGCGTGGTCTATCTCATCACTTCCCCGCCAGGTATCCACATCAATTAGTATGGAATCTTTATCAGTTAAAATGTTATTGCATAACCATACGCTGGCATCACCAGTGTATGCACCTAGTTGTAAGAAGCGCAGGTTAGGTTTACCTGCATACTCTGAAAGGTAGGTAGTAAAATTATTCTGTGCGGTTTGTGCAAACCAATTTGGGTAGCTCATTTGTCTGTACTATAGAAGCCACTACCTTTAAAAGCAATAGCAGGTGGAGAATAGATACGCCTAAGCGTATCGCCACAGGTTGAACACCTATAGTTTTCCTCAGGTGCATTAACAGATCTTTCAATGCTGATAGTCTCATCACCACCAGGACATTCGTATTCGTATATCAAAACAAGATCCCATCTTCTAGCTTTAAGAACCCTACAAGTTTAGTACGACTAGCCTTGTTTGCAAACTCAGTAGTAATAGGTAGCCACTTATCCTCCCACTTAGGTTGAGGTATTGTGGATAAGTTGAAGCCCCATATGCCTTCAGGTGTGGCGTTGATATACCAAGGAGTAAGTGATCTAATACCTGCTGCCATAATTAAACCCTGATACTTACTCTCTTCAATAAGTAGATCAGGGTAGTGTGTCTTGCGGGATTTTAATTCTATAAACATCTTATGCTCTAGTGATATACAATCCCAGTTATCAAACTCTTCCGACTTCTCAAGGTCTGGGTAATAAAACTCTTTGAGATAGTCAAGTAGTTCTGGTTCTTTTAGTTCAATCACAATCTACTCACTGCCATAGCACAATACTCAGAGCTAATCTCACTACCTATGTAGTTCCTATTTAATTTTTTAGCAGCTATAGCAGTAGTTCCTGATCCTATAAAAGGATCGTAAACAATATCCCCTTCATTACTCCAAGAAAGTATATGATCTGATACTAATTTCTCAGGAAATACAGCAGGATGGTCTGTCTCATTCCTTGAAACGGCTATCTCCCATATGTTATCTCGGTATTTCTCATCGTTTATATTAAATGTTTTCTTCTTTCTTACCTTACCAGTAGTCTTTACCTTGGCTGTGTAATCGTATAGTTCACCAGCTCTTTTGTTAGGTTGCATCAAAGGATTAAATGTTTTAGGCTGACCCTTAGATAGCACAAACATATACTCAAAGACACAAGAGTAACGCTTGTGTTTAAACTTTGGCATAGGATTAGTCTTGCGCCAGATCATAGTATCGTGCAGGTTAAAGCCAGCTTCTTTCAAACCAAGTACTTGTTTGAAAGATGTACCAGTCTCACTACCCTTAATTGTTTCATCGCCCACTATCCATACCAGCACACCACCAGGCTTAGTAACTTCGTATAAGGACTTAGCCACTTGAGGAAAGTTGAATGAATATCCATTATAAATTCTAAGTGAATCATAAGGTGGAGATGTAATGGTCAGGTCTATAGAATTATTTTCCATACCTTTCATAGTCTCCAGACAATCTTCATTATAAATTATGTTTATGCCCAAGGTGTCTCACCACCTAGTTTGCTTTGTAATCTACGCAAAGCTGCGGTAGACCGGCGATCAGCAGTGGATGTAGCACACTCTAAGTACTGGCCTATCTGTTGTAGGGTAAAGTTATCGTGGTATCTCATCTGCAATATAGTCTTATCTTCTTGCTCTAACTTTAAGTATTGTTTTTTAATATCAATTAGGATAGCTAATAGGTTGCCACCTTCAGCAGGTGTTGACTGCTTGCGAGGTGTGCCATCGTTGATCATCTCTTGTGCTTGCTCAAGCACTGTGCCATTAACAATAGATGCAATAACAAATGGAATTAACTGAGCAATAATTGTTGTATCGTAGAAAGCTTCATCTCCTACTTTGTATCCAGCCTTACGAGCCTTCTCTTTACGAGCATATCTTTCTGCAACTCTACGCATTTGATATGCAATGCGCCGTTCATTCTGCTCACGCTTATCAGGGTTAGGTTCATTAAGTAGATCAGTAAACTGTTGACCGCGACCAACAGCCCAGAGATAACACTCTTGCCTTACATCTTCCGTATCAACCCAGCCCTTAAACTTACTGACAATAGTGTAAGTAACTGAAGGGACTAACTCGTATAGAGTTGGGTGTAGCTCTGGTGTCATTTCTTTTGATACAATTCTTCAATTGTAAGGATCCAAGCCTCAAGTTTTTTATTAAGATAATCTAACTCGCGCTCTATCTTGCGAAACTTAGAGCGTTTGGTAAATAGATCTTTAATATTCCAGTAAATTATTCGCAGTCTAATGTTTGCACCTCAGGCCAGTTGCCATCTAATACCATCAGCGCAATAGCTGAGTAGTTAAGTAGGTCAACAAAAGAATCTCGTAATGATTCATTACTTGGTTTAACTTGACTGTCTACTAGATTATTAATGCGAGCAATCTTGTCCCACATACGCACTCTTAATCCGTTGATAGGACCACCAGGAGATCTTGCTATATTTAATGGACCGTAATCGTGGTGCTTACTGATAAGTAAGTTACCTGCTGCATCCATAACAGCCCACATATTGGCAACAAAATCAGCATCTAATCTTTTACTGGCCTCGGCTTTACTTGGAGTGTCCCAGTTTCGTAATCTATCAAAACCACTACTATCCCCAATCCCGTCAACCATACGGCGAGTTCCGTCAGCTCCGAGTTCTTCATACATTAGGCACTCCAATTGTCCGCTTTGTCTCTTCTATACCTTTTGCTAAGTATAGATCATTAAGGTCTAGTCCAGCAGGAAGCGACACGATTGAAGAGTTCATTACCTCCTGAGCCACTCTCCTTGAAAACTCTGCCCCAGGATTAGAACCATCCTCTTTAATATCATTATCACCAACAATATAAATCTTTCCATAACCGGTAAACATCTTAGTAAAGTGTGGTTTCCAAGCAGCAACACCAGGAACTCCAACTGCTGGTATACCTAGTACTGCTGAACAAATGATTGTGTCTAGCTCACCTTCACAAACTGCTATGTATTCACTGGTTACAATGATGTCGCTAACATTATAGAGATGACCCTTCTGACCTAGTGGTGCTCCATACTTAGGCTTGCCATCATCTAATCTTCTAAACTTAAAACCAACGCAGTGTCCAAGCACAGTTATATAAGGTATGGATAGCCAGCCCTGATAGTTCTCGTGAGTTGCAGCAGGTTCTTTTATATAACCTAATAGGAACTTATCAGCTATCTCTTTAGAGATCCCACGACCTGCGAGAAACGCTACCGCTTCTTCGCTTAGATCCTTGTTGTACTGTACCGCCGCTTCCAGCGATGATTTCAATTGCACGGGCGAGAGCATCTTTAAACTCCATATTCTCTTTGATACTAATAATGTTTACTGCATTGCCACCCTTACCGCAGGTATGACAATAGTATAAATTCTCCTGCGTATTTATTACTGCACTTCTTCTACTGTCGCTATGCAAGATACATCTTACGGAGCAAGCCCTGCCTTCTCTTACCTCACCGCCATAGTGGGCAACTATTACTCCAATGGGTATTGTGTTCGCATCGGTTCTGCCATTTCTTTTGCCCGACTTCCTACCCCTGGACCAGTCTGATGCTGACATCCACACTCCTCCTTGCATTTCTTGTGCATAGTAAAAGCTCGCTTGAACTGACCAGTCTTATTCAGTTCACCACCTGACCTGCATAGATCACAAATCATTCTTCTTCCTTTACTTCTTCCTCCACTACTACTTCTGGTACTGGTTGCAGTATATCTGTTGTAGTTATTATTCCTTCTGGTACTGGCATTAGATCTCCTTTACAAAATTAAAGTTAGTACCCAAAAAAGTAAATGTAAATCCCTTACAGATTCCATACTCATCTGTATCTGTTTCATAAAAATATAGTCCAAAGAAACCTTTGAACCAACTGTCTATATAGTTATCCTTACCTTCATACTTGTACATTATTGCTTCTCCTCTAGCCATTGTGTTAGGTCTTGGATTACCCAAGTTTTTTCTATTCCTGCGTTTCTTCTTTTGTATAGTACATAAGATAAAGGCTTATTAATGCCACGATGCTTAGCGTAATTAATAGCTTCTGTTTGCGCTTCATCCCAAAACTCCTTTAAGTTTAACTTCTTAGTATTCTTTAACTCAAAGATGTAGGTTTCACCGGCAACTATAACTACTAGATCTCCCTCATCTTCTGCTCCTGATAAGCGCAAGCGTTCAGCTACTGCGCCCATCTTTCTAAACCATTTCATTACATCAACTTCAAACTGTGAACCCTTTTGTTTATTGTACTTGGCTGACATTTAGCAGGGCATCCCTTCTATACATCTGACCTAGTGCATCAGAATCAGATATTTGACAGACACCATAGTTAACAAACAAACTAGCATAATCTGAGCCATCTGCTGTGTGTGGACCAAACCTATTCTTAACTACTGCCACCTGTAACTCGCTGTGATGCGGACTGTGATTGTAGTTAAGGGTAAGTATTAGTGCGGGTAGTTGAGATACCTTACCGTGAATAGCCCTGCGGTGAGGTGGTTTATTCTCTTTACCATATTCAGTTTGTTCTGAAACGTGGTGCAATACCATCACACAAGCCTCTGTCTTACGAGCCATATCGTGGAAGTCCACCATAATAGCTCGCAGCCCTGCCCATTCATTATCAGATTCAGCCACCACATTCATCAGGTTATCAACAACAATCAACTCTGGTGGAATACCAAACAGTTCAACATAAGCCTTAATCTCTAACTCAATATCATCTAGTGATGGTGATGAGTCAAAGACGAATTGTATATTGGACATATTGTCTAGGTGTTTGTCGTAGTAAGCACGGTTACTATTTAAGTTACCCTCCACCAGTAGTTGACTGTGTCCTGATAGGTGAGAGGCTGCTCTCATCATCACTGTCGCTATATCAGTATCGGCTGAGAAAAATAAAGTTGGAACCTTTGCTTTAACTGCATAGATAAGAGCAAACATACTCTTACCAGCATTAGGTGCGGCGGCAATCATACACACCTGACCTCTACGGAATTTGATCTGCTTCTTAGCAAGATCTTTCCATACATCAGGTAATGGTGTTGCATTGGTATTACTACCACGCCACGCTCTATTTATGTTAAGCAACGTGTTCCTCTCTAGGAAGGGTTATTCCTCTAGCCTGTCTGATTCTTCTTCTTTTTGAAGCGGGGATACCGCCCCAAGTACCAAAGCGTTCTTTGTTAATGCCCCACTCAGCACACTCTGCTAAATGGGGACATATTTTACAGATATTCATTGCTTGTTGGTTATGAACTCTATCTCCATCCTCTACTTCAGGATAGAAAAATTCCACTCCTACTTCAGCGCAAGCTGGGTTCTCGTACTTCCAGGGAACCCGCATAGTTTATCTAATCCAGACAGTCTCACACTTGTCTACAGCACCTTTAGGTGCAGCACACATCCAACCTTTCCAAGGACCTTTCTGTCCTACGCCTGAACGAAATGCCATTGAGCCGTGCTTGCAATCAGGAGCAGCAGCATCTGTAGCTACAGCAGTACCGCCTAATGCTTTCTTAGCATAGGCAACTGCGCCACCTGATGGCTGTGCAGTGGCACCGAGTGCAGTGCCAGTTGATGTTACTAATGTTGATAGATCAGCAATTGAAGTTAGAGATGTCTCTAATTCAGCCTGACTAGTTGCATAAATATTTACTAAAGTTCCATCACCTAACTTGTAGTTGATCTGAAACTTTGTGCTTTCCGGTGCAGCCATTTACTTACCTCCAGTATGTTTGACAGTTAATCGTATTGATTCCTGTCCTTGTTTTTTTGGTACAAAACCGAGAAGTTTCTCAACCTCTTCGGTATCTACTGATTCTCTACCACTAATTGTGCTCCACAAAATGGATACACCACTATTGGTATTACCAGTAAATCCTTCTAACGCAGCTTTTAATGACTCGCGTTCGTTAGTCAGTTCCTTGATCTTTGCATCTAATTGTAAATATTTCAAGGCAGATGTATCCACTTCAGGATTATCTATAAAGACTTCATCCTCCTTGATACGTTCTTTTTTTAGACCAGTACATCCCATCTCGCCCGACTCATCAAAGTACTTGCAATAGAACTTGCAGTAGTTTTGATCGCGCTCTGGCCCTGGTGCATCTGCGCTCTCTTTAATAGCAGATAACCAATTCAAGGCATCCTCTGCTAACTTCGGATCATAAGGTTCTGAATGAACCTTGACATCTCTTTCATCACCATCTCTGGCAATGGCTACTAGATTAACAGTTCTGGGTGACCCCTTTCCAGACTTGTCAAGCAAATAGCCATACACCTGAACTTGCCAACGCTGTTGTAGCGATGGGAAGTAAGATAGATTTTTAACCTTAACGGTTTTCCAATCTATCA